ACTTGGCCTCGATGCTGCGGATCATGCCGCTCAGGATCTTCGCCCGGTCCTTGCTGGCCTTGCCGCCCGAGGGCAACACCTTCACGGCGGGCGTGTTCTGCCGGATGTCGCCCGTCACCTGGCGGACGAAAGTGCCCATGCGGTTGACGGTGAGCATCGGCCGATCGGCGCCGCGCGCTTTCTTTGCGGCTGCATCCCATTGCTCACCGGCATAGAAGCGCTGGCACTCGCGGCCATCGTCGATGTTGTTGCGTTCGGAGACATAGGCCTCGTCGGCGCGCTTCAGGGCCTTGTCGAGGATGTCCTTGAGGGCGGCGGTCTGCTTCATGCGGCCATCCACGAGCCGGGGCGCTCGGGCTCCTCCTCGGCCGCCTTGATCTCAGGCTCCTCGTAGACCACGCACATCAGGCCGAAGGCGTCGGCGCCGTGGCTCGACCAATCGTGGTCAGGCCCCAAGCCGATGCTGCGATCCTCGTCGCGCTTCTCGTGATACCAGCCGAGGGCATCGATGCCGGGGCTCGTGGTGGCTTCGTTGAACCACATGGCAGGGAAGAGGCGGCGGCCCGCCTCGATGCGGGCCATGGCGGCGCCCTTGCCCTGGTTCGGAACGACCTCGACCTCGTACTCGGCCTCGCGAAGGGCAGAGGCGTAGCTGACATCGAAAACCTTGTCGTGGCTGTCGCCGTCGTGCGGCAGCCACCACTGAGCCTTGCCCTTCGTGTAGCCGCGCTCACGACACCATGCGAGGTGAGCCGAGAGCGGCTGCCCAATGGCCTCGTAGTAGTCGAGCACGCGGACCTCGCGCCCGATGAACTGCGCTGCCCAGATCACGAAGGCGTCCGCCCGCTTGCCCGTCCCGCCGATGTCGCAGAACAGGCGGATGGTCATCAAGGGATCTGGCGCAACCCTGCCGATGCGGCCCTGGGCGCGAGCCTCGGTCAGGCTCTTGGCGTAGTACGCACCTTCGATCACCGAGACGTAGGCGCCTTCCCAGACGTGATCGTACTGGTCGGGGCGCTCTTTCAGGTCGCGCAGGCGCTCGCGCTCCAGCTTCTCCGGGAAGCGCGGGTTGTCGCGCCAGTTCATCTCCACGATGCGGATCAGGTTGTCGTTGGCGTGCCGGAACCGCGCTTCGACGGCGGCGGTCTTGCGCTTCGGGTTCCACGTCACCCAAAGCTCGGCGTTCCAGTCTTCGCCTTCCTCACGCAAGGTCGGGATCAGGATCGACCAGGCCTCGGCCGTGACCGGCTCGGCTTCGTCCACCCAGCACAGCAGGATACGGCCCTTCGACTTGATGCTCTCGATGCTGCGGTCCAGGCCGGCGAAGGCGAAATCGATCCGGCCGTCGCGGCTCTTGATGAACTTCTCACCGACATCGTAATAGGCGGCAAGGAAAGGCTCCTCGGCAATCGCCCGCTTGACCTCCTCGAGTGAGGAGTCCGCCAGCGAGTTCATGAACTGCCGGGCACACAGGATGATGCCGCTCTGCCCGGCTTGGCCGAAGCGATATCCCCAGACCGCCGCCATCTTCGCGAAAGTCCGCGTCTTGGCCGAGCCGCGGCCACCATGCGCGCCGCGAACGTCGGCCGGGCCGATGAACAGGCTCTTGAGCTTCGGCGGCAAGGCTACCTGGGCAGAACCGTCGAAGGGCATCAGGTCTTGCCCTTCACTGGCGTCAGGTCCACCAACTCGACGCGGTGAACGTGCTGGACGGGCGGATCGTTCTCGCTGCCGCCGATCATGGCCTGCGGGACCTTGCCGTCGATGCGATCGCCAATCTCTTTCAGCGCCGAGACATCGCCAGCCAAGGCTGTATTGACGAGCGCCTCCGCAAGCTGCTCCAGCTTCTTCCGCTTGGCCTTCGGATCGAGCGCGTTCGCGGCCTTGCGAACAGCATCAGCCCACGCTTTCGTGGTCGATCCGGGCGGGCGTCCGCGGGCGGGCACTTAATCTGCCCCTAACCGATTGTGCTGAAAAGCAAAGCCGATGCTCGCTGTTGTGAGCGTCAGCCTTTCAAGCGCATTACCCGGAATTTGAAAGTCAAGCGATTTTCTACAGAGTTTGTAGCGTCCACCCAGCGGCGCCAGCCAGAAGATAATCCCGTCGCGACCATCCTACGCGCTGCGGATGAAACGCCCGCAGGCCCAGCCGCTTCCGTTGCTCTCGGATCATCTTCTCGCAATGCCCCGTGATGCTGCCGATCTCGGCGTCACGAATCTTCCCCGCCCATGCCCGGAGGATGGGGTCGTGACGGTCAGGCTCCCACACCCTGCCGTTCATGCTGCGGACTCCGATGTGTCACGGGAAACACTATCCATGTATTTCCGCTGCCGTTCGTTGCGAGAAATGCGGCGACGTTTCAGCATGTCGACCATCCGGGCGCGATAGTTCGGGTCCTGCCAGTTCGCGAGATTGCGCGCCGCCAGGCCCTTCGATGCACTGGCTCTCTGCCGTTCCCTGAACTCAGGATCAGCCCATAGGCGGCGCATGTTTTGGGAGCGGGTCAATTTGGGTGCTCCCCGGCGTTGCGCCGGGTCCTTCCCGTCCTCGACGCTGCGGGGCTCATGGCCTCTGGGCCTCGCGGGCGATCTCGGCATCCAGCTCCGCGACTTTCTCGCGGCGGTCACCCATGCGGTCGTAGATCGATCGGGTGTGCTTGAGCCGTTCCAGGCGGGTCGCCAGCGGCTTTTCCGTCGTCGCTGCGCCACCCAGGGCAACCAGCATGCGGCGGCAGTGCTCGAGCTTCTTCGCGCGCGCGGTCAGGTCGGCGGAAACCAACTCGCGCAGTTCGGATGGCTTGGGCATCCATTTGAGCCCCCGGATTGCGCGCTCGGTCGCCTCCGTCCACAGGGCGTTGCCGAGATCCCCGTTGGCTTGCTTCCACACCTCGAGCCGAAGGCGCGTGGCGTCCGGCGAGAGCTTGGTGTTCGGCTCGAAGGCGATCACCAGCGCAGCCAGGCAGGCCGCCATGGTGCGGGCGTCGGCCGGCGGCGGTGTCAGGACGGCGATCGCGGCGTTGAGATCGTGGATGCTCGGCAGGCGCGGCGGCGGGGTCCAGCTTACGTCGGGATGCTCCAGCGCCGCGGCGTCAGCCAGCGCCCGCACGACCGAGCTCGGCAAGCGCGGCGTCAAGGCCTGAGGCAGGTTCGGTGTGTCGTTCGGCATAGCGGCCCTCCATGAGACCAGTGAAATTCTCGGGTTTGAGTAGCCAGCCCAGATTGAGCCAGCGCTTCGGCTTGCCTCCGGGATCAAAGAAGAACTCGGCAACGCGGACTTTTTCGAGCGCCAGCGCCCAACCATCGACGCCGCCGATTTCGTGGAGTCGCGCATGCAAAGCCGCGCGCCGATCGCCGTTCAGGAAGCCGGTGTCCGGGATTTGCAGATCGCTCGCCAGCGAACTCCACAGCGCGAAGGCTTCGTCCACTATCGCAAGCGCTCCCGCGGCACCGGAAGATGATGCCTCATCTCCCTGTTCTAACTTCTGGCGTCTAGCCTCTGATCTCTGAGGGTTGGCTTGGGGGTTAACCCCCCGGTTATCCGGCGGCGCTAGATTGGGATTACCCCCGCCTTTACCGTTCTTTGCGTCTCGGTCCGCCTTGGCCTTATCCCGAACCATGCGCCGCGACAGGATCACGCCATCCGGCATGCCCTTGGGGATAAGGGCCTTCACGTCGGCCGGCATATCGAAGCCGGTCACGCTGTAGACGTTGGCCTCCCCGAGCTCGGCACGCAGCTTCGTTACCTCGCGTTCCGTGCCGCCCAGCAGGCCGGCCAGTTGCTTGCACGTCGGCACCACGCCGTTGATCATCAGGAAGCCGAAGTGCTCGGCCTCGCCCATCAGCGAGATCATGTCGGCCCACAGGCCGCGGGCCGCGTAGCCGCACATCCGCAGCTTCGCGTTCGACCGCCAGTCGCGGGTGAACCACTTGATCCAGGGCTTGCGCTTCTCGGTCATGCCGCCTCGATTTCGATTCGTGAGCCGGTCACGGCTGGATCGTGGATGGCGCGGACCTCGACCAGGTGCTTGTCGTCGGAGATCCTGCCGGCGCTCACCAAGGCGTCCAGCGGGGCCTTGCAGAGGTTGTCTGCATCGGCCTTGCTGCCCCCTACCCGGATGGTGATCCTGACCTTGCCGGGCACATGCCAGGAGGGCTGGTCTCTCAGCTCCCGATCAGCAAATGCTCGCCAATTCCGGTAGGCCAGCGTCTTTCCCCTGCCCTTCTTCCTGTTGTGGAACAGGGAGTTTACCGAGGGTGGGGCCATGGAAAGGGTCAGGGTGCCGCGCTCTACCGGATCTCCGTCGAGCGGCTTTGGAATTGCCCGGTGCGCCTTGCGTTTCGCCACGGTGGCTTTCGCGGGCGTCGAGGAAACGACGTTGAACGTGCGGCCGTTCGGCAGGGTGATGGTCTCGCTCATGGGCGCGTCACCTGATAGAGATAGAGGCCGTTCCCGGCGTACTTCTTCAGCACCGTATGGCTTCCGAACTTTTTGCGCCGAAGATGCCTCAATTGCGCGCTGATGCTCGGCGTCGGGTCGCCCGTGATCTCCGCGATCTGCTCCAGCGTTCTCCATTTGCCGTCTTGCATGGCATCCCAGACGCGGCCGATCTGCTCGGTGAGCCTTGGGGAGTCTCTCTCGTGCTGGTAGTCGGAGCCGTC